CAAAGATATACGTTTACTTACAATAATTTGCAGTTGTTCTTTGGTTATTACATTATCGTGCGCTAAGTTATGACATACCCGGCAAAGTGCAACCAGGTTGTTGATGTGGTCTTGTTCTGCCTTTCTTTTGCTGCCAAACTTTGAACGAGGTATTATGTGGTGTATGTCTACCGCCTTGCTTGCACAACATTCGCAACCAATATAATCTCCAAAAGAGTAACCTAATGATTTATGGTAGTTTACTATGTGTGCTTGCATTGTTACTCTAATGGTTTAAAATTAGCTTCTATTAGAGCATAAACTGTTCTGTATATTACAATAATAGGTAGACACATTAAATATATAATTATAGGAAAAATATGTGTGGGTTTTATTTTTTCGCCCCTATTGGCTAATGGTCTTATATACCATCCATAAATTATAAATACAATAGCAGTTAATATTATTTCTGTTTTCATCTTTCTATCTTTAAAACTTGTTAATACTTAGGTATTGCTTGATGGCTTCGGCTGCTTTTTGGGCTTCTTGTTCTGTTTTGAAGCAGTTGCCAGAGTTATAATACTTTTTGTCTAAGGCTGTATCTTTGCAGGGGTAGCTTGCTACTATAACATCACCCGCTATTGTTACAAACCAATATCTATCATCGTATTTTGGCTTCCACCTCTGCTCTGTTTCAATTGGCTCACCCTCTGTTGTATCAATAGGCTGCTTTCTTTTGTTATCTAAACATTGTTTAAGGGTTTCGGGTGTTTCTTTTTCTAAGGCTTCATCTAAAAGCAACTCTAATCTTTTTAGCCTTTCATCCATATTGGATATTAAAACTTGTTCTTGCGTTGATAATTTAGCTTTATCCTGTTCTGTTAAGTTAGTCATTTGATGTGGGGGTTAAAGTTTGTAATGCTTTTAAAAAAAATGCTATCTCTACAATAAGCAAATTGTATTGTGTTTGTTCTTCTTCACCTACTGCATCTTTTTTATCAGCCAACAGTTCTTTTTGCCTATCAGACAAAAGTTTCTCTACTGTTTGCTTATAGGCTGTTGCGCCATCGGTAAAGCCATCTTCATAGCCAAGTTGCCTTTCGTTTGTACTGCCGTTTAATTTTGTGTTTGAAATGTCTGATGCCTTATCAATCCATTCATTCGGTAATTCTGTCATGGTGTTTGTTTTAAAGGGTTTTACTCTCCATTGTTAGTGTTGTTAGTGTTGAATAAAGTGTATAGTTCGGGTAGTTTGTATTGTCTTAATGTTGATATGTGAATATAAAAACCACTGCCGGCATAGCTACATTCCTCGCCTACCCACTCCGCAAAAGCAACAGCTTGTTCTTGCATGGCTTGATTGGCTCTTTCTTGCGTTATTTCACGCATACCATTTGCTGTTGTAGAGGCTAATACAATTTCGTCCTTGTTCATATCTCTATTTATTGGTGGTTAATTAGGGGGTTAGATTATTGAAATAGCTATTGTACCGTTGGCATCATAAACATTAAAGTCATAAGTATGCAATGGGTTTTGAATAGAAATATCAGCCCGTTCCCCAAGGGAAAACTCTAACCATTCCTTAAATTGCTGCTCTGTACAATCTGTTGGTGGCTGTATTTTAATTGTTATTGTTGCTTCCATTGTTACTTGGTTTTAGATAGTTTGTCCTGAATTGCTTGCTCAACAAAGGCGGTTATGGTTATGCCGGTTGCTTTCTTGCGTTCCTTTATTTGGGTTAACAAGTTACTGTCAATCTTTACGTTTTCTTTGCTCATTGCTTTATTATTTATAGCCCAAAATTATTTAAAATTATTACACCTCCAAACATTATTTTCGCTTTTGGCTTAATCGCTTGGGGGTTAGGGGGTTAAAATAAAGTTGTTTGGATATCATATATTACCTTGTTTTATTAAATTTTAATCTGTTCCACATTCAGTAAAAACCTCGCAACTTTCACTATCAAAAAGTTCTAACTGATAGTCGTAATTTTCAGCATCGTTTTTAATTGTTCCGTTCCAAGTTTTAGAAAATTCTAATATATCCTTAGCCGACTTGTTGCCTCTAAAAAATGTTATGTTTGTTGGGGCTTCTTTGCCTTCTTGCTGTATCTTATTAAGTCTTTCCTCTGGTATAAACTCACCGTACTTGGTTTCCATTTTATTCATAAAATCAAATACCTTTGGCTTCTCTTTAGCTATTTGGTACAGTTTTTTATCTGATTTTTTCCAACAAGTAGCGCAGTTGCCTTGATAACCTTTTAGTTCTAATCTAAACGGCATAGATTTCCAAAAAAGGTTTACCATAGCTTTGTTGGTTGGCAACATCCCCCTAAAAATCAAAGGGTAAATAATTCCAAGTTCAGCAGCCTTGTCGTTCATTCTATCCCATTCGTCTTTTCTTATGCCAATAGCTGTATGATATTTCTCACCATTAAACCAATCTTTACCAAACTTTCTAATTGGTACTGATTTTAACTCTCTGCTACAATGAGGTGCTGACATATTAGGAATACCATATTTTGCTATAACAGCCTCAAATGGCTCTCCACTTCTTTTTGCATAATCAAAATCAGTATGGTTATAGTGTGTGCCTACGTTTGGCTTGTTTATAACATCTGCCTCTATCCATTGCACACCAAGTTTAAAGTGCCTATCGCAGTTTTCTACAAACTCCAAAGTTTCTTCGTTCTCTAAGCCTGTATTAGCAAACACAAAAACAATATTCTCATAACCAAAATCTTCATAATGATTGTTTAAGTAATGTGCCATAAATGCACTTGTTTCTCCACCTGAGAATGATACCAATAAATTTTTAACTATCATATCTTACCTTGTTTTATTAACTTCAATTATTATTAACATCAGCTTCATTTCCATTGCTGCTAAACTTCTATTTGCTATAAGCAGAAATCTAATGTCTTTTTCCCACTTCCGCAAAAATGCAATCCAACCAACCTCATTAGTCTTAATTGACTTGGCGTAATCAAATGCCCTTGTTAGTGCTTCGTGCTTTTTAATTACAGGCGATGAGGTGTTGCCTATGTTGGCGGCTAATAGCTTCTTTCTGCTATTTACAAGCCCTTGAATAAACGATTGTATTTCTTTTGATAAGTCCATTAGAATGGTGCGTTACGTTGTTTGGTTGGTTCTGTAAAATCAACATTAGGTTTTAGCGGTTGCTCTTTAATTTGCGGGTGTGTTTCTTGAAAAGACGTAAAGCGTTGACGGTTTCCGGTAAAGGTTAACCTCACATCACCTAAACTACCGTTCCTATGCTTGGCAAATATCAATTCAGCATAACCATCGGGGTAAAGGTTGCCATTAGCATCGTGCGTTATATCGTAGTATGCAGGTCGCCACGGAAACACTACTACATCGGCATCCTGTTCTATGCTACCGCTATCTCTTAGGTCTGATAGTATAGGGCGTTTTTGCCCTCCACGTTTTTCAACCTCACGGCTTAACTGACTTAGGGCTATTACAGGAACGTTTAACTCCTTAGCCATTAACTTTAGATTTCGGGTTATGTGGCTTACCCTTGAATTGGCATCGGCATAGCTACCCATTTCGGGTGCTGATATTAACTGGATATAATCAACAACTATCATTCCAAGCCCGTATTCGCTTTTAATCTTTGTTGCCTTATTCCATATCCCTAACACGGTAGTTTGTGCGGTATCGTCAATGTAAAGGGGTAAATTTTCAATTTTACCAAGTGCGGTGTTAATCTTTGCCCTGTCTGCGTCGTTAGTTTTACCCCTCCTTACCAAGTCAAAATCAACATCAGCCTCATCACTTGCTAACCTCTGCATCAGTTCTACGCTACTCATCTCCAAACTAAAGAACGCAACAGGCACTTTATTCTTTGCGGCTTCTTTGGCGTTGTTTAATGCCAGTACAGACTTAGCCATTGCAGGTCGGGCTGCTATAACAATAAGGTTTCCGTTCTGCCAACCGTTTGTGTATACGTCTAAATTGTAGATGTTAACATTTACCCCCCTGGTCTTACCGCTTGCCATTGCATCGTAAGCATCTGCCTCCATCTGCATTAAATCACGGAACG